GTCTGGATAATGTAGAGTAAATCCTACTCTCAACATTACGAATAAACTTTGCTAGCGTTGTATTTTGTTCATCTCGTTCTGCTTGCTTTGCTAGATCTTCAATTTCTTGTTTTAATGCATCCTTACGGGATGTCTCTTGATTCTCAATCGTAAGGTAGTGTGATGACTGATTAATACCACTAAATGATGGTGACTTAAAGTTATGCTCAATTGGCGCGGCGATTGCATGGGACAAACCAAGTCCCCAACATAATCCCAATACAAACCATATCACAGGCTCAAAATTAGTCTTAATCTTGTTAGACTTAACCATCATGTCCCAAGCGCGCTGTTCACTTTCGTTTCTTTTCATCATGCTCTTCTCTCAGTTGAATTACAGTATCCAATTTTTGCTGGAGTCTTATAATATCATTATCAAGCATTCTTATCCGGTCAATCAAACCAATCAACGTAGTACTTGTCTCTCCAAGTTTAACTTTAATCTGTTCTGTAATAAACTTCCAAATGAAATAAATCATCCACAGCATGCCAACAGCTGCTACAATTGGAAATCCATATTCATTAATGAAGCTAGCGATCTCCATCAGTCTCTCCTAGCATCGTTCTTCCCATCAGCACGTGCAATACGGTCAAGATCCGGCCGTATACCAAGTATGTTAGACATAGTGGTATCGATCCGAATCATGTCGTGATTCATCGTTTTAACGCGGTTGTCGAGGGATCCAACTATACCATGGATGCTGTTGACTTGACCAACAACGCTCTCCAAAATATACTTCACAGTTAGAAAAATAAAAAAGCCACCGATAAGAGCCATAGCGATTGGAAAGCCCACCTCACCGATTAAGGCAAACATCTCACTCATATGGGTATTTAGCTATAGCACAAATGCTATTAGTTGGAAAATATGCTACTTGTGAAGAGCTAGATTGTAGATATTATTTTTTAATTTATCGTGGCCATTGACAACAAAGTCATAAAGTAAAACTACCCTTTTGTTGTTTGAATAGTTCTTAATCCAATGTAGATCAGTATCATCAAAATAGAAATTATCACCCTCTATTTGATTCTTTAAATATATTTTGTCATCTTTCAGTTGACATAGCAAAGACTGATTATCTGATTGAATAATAGACTGTCCTCTTAAACATGGCCATGATGGGTCTTCAGCTTTGGGTCCATAGTGGGGTGCAACACCCGAGTCAGCTTCAGCAATAACGAAGGCAGCATTAATGATCTCAGGTGTTTTTGAAAGCAGCTCAAATGTGACTGGAAACATAGCTTTAAACCATTTTTTTGGTTTTCTATTTTCATACAAAGGATAGGTATAATACTTTCCAATGTTTACTTCATATTCACCATCTGAAATATAATTATTGGGATGAGATTCAAAAAACTTGTAAAGTTGTTCCGTCTTCTGTAAAAATTCACTATGGATAGCATCAAAGTTATTTGCAATATAATTGTCAAAAGGAAAGGTTGTTTTAAAAACTACCTCTTCTTTATCTTCAATCAAAGGTACATCAACATCTTTAAGGCGATCAATTTCCTTCTTGATTCTTTGTACAGTAATTTTTATTCTGTCAGTGTCCTGCACTCCAACCACCTAACACTTCATTATAGAAAGTCTTAATATTATCTATAGCATCATAGATGTAATCATTACGCTTCTTAACAAATATTTGCGGCGTATTAGATTCTTCTACAGCAATTAAAATGACGATCTGAGGGAAAGGAATACCAGTTCTCTCCTCAGCCATAACCGCATACATTGCTGCCTGTTGGAAGTAGTTTTGAATCCACTTTTCTTGTTTGTCTTTACGTGATGTTTTAAAATCGACAATTGAATCTACTCCATCCCAGTTACAAGCCAGATCACAACGTCCAGCAATTTTAAGATAATCTGAATATAGACTTGCTTCTTGTGCATATACCAGATTAATGTTCTGATCCATCAACGGCTTAATTTTTTTGAAGGCCTCAATGTTAGCAGGTGATTTCTTCTTATAGTAGTCTTCTTCATTATTGACATAATCTTCACAAATACTATGTACAGCTGTTCCGTGTGTACTAGCTTGTTTAGACACACGGTTAGCCTCTTCAGCACCAACACGTTTGCGCCAAGCCATAATACCAGCTTTAGAGAAGTGACCAGCAACAGTAGAAACGGAAGGATAATTATTACCTTCAGGTGTCGTGTAGAATCGTTTACCATCTTTAGTCTCACTTGATAGCTCAAGTTGATAATCCCATGGTTTATGTATAAACTGAGCCTGTGTAACCATTGGGGCAAACCCGTCTCTAAATCCTAGACCCATTTGTCTTTTCCTTTAATATAATATATTCTTTTACAAGTTTTGATCGTACAATATCATCGTTGTTAAACTCTACAAACGAAAACATACTCATCTTCTTGATAATCTTCATAAATTGTGTGATGCCTGATACTTCACCTTGATCAGCTAAGTCATTCTGTCTGAAGTCACCACACATAATAATCTTACAGTTCTTACCACATCTTGTAATGATACTATCAAGTTCGTGAAAAGTTAAGTTCTGAATCTCATCTACAACCACTATTGTATTGTTTAGAGTTACACCTCGGACATGTGATGTAGTGATGAACTCGACATCGTTTCTGTTTTTAAGGATTTCATAAGCGTCTCCTCGTCCATATAGCTCAGTAGCGATTGCATAGTATGGTAGCTCATAGGCTCTAGACTTTTCTTTGAGGTTACCTGGTAGAAATCCCATATCTCTTGTCGGAACGGCACTTCTAACAATTGTGACTGAGTTGTATGGGCTGTCTCCTTCGAGTACTTCGGTGAGACCAAGGTAGAATCCAAGGAATGTTTTACCAGTCCCCGCAACTCCATGCAATAAGAGATTTTGTCCATCATTCCATTCCTCGAACACCACTTCCTGGTTTGCTGTGATAGGTTGGATGTTCTTTATTTTAAAAGTTTGCTTCTGTTTGTTTCTTGGGTTTAGGTCTTCTACACCTTCTCTTCTAAGTCTGCGGCGTTCTCTTTTTGTTAGTTTAGATTGTACGCTCATCGGATCCCAACTCACTTTTTTGATTTGTTTTTTGCTGCAGTAATTTTTCTATGTTTGGCAATCACTTCCGCAGTTTTAATTTCTTTGTTAGATCGTTTTCTATGACCTTCTTGTGCAAGCATACCATCCGGGTGCGCTTCAGCTATTCGTGCTAAATTTTCTTTCCAACCATCATCGTTCTTTAGACCATCTGTATATCTTGAAGATGTAAAGTTTATTTTATAAATTGGATCCAATGATGGATGTTCTTTTACAAATTCCAACATCTCTTCATACTTCATATCTACTTCAAACTGATAACCGGTTTCCGGATCTTCAAACGCATATCTAGGCATTTTCAAACCTTTCTTTTACTTTACTGAACGGAAGACCAACAATATTAGAAGATTGTACTTCTTGGAACAAACTTGTTTCATCTGGAACACATATAACAAACTTTTGAGAAGGGTATTGACCACATAGCCAATCTATATATTTAACTCTTCTTATTTGGTCATCAAATGAAACCTTAGAGTCAAAATTTTCAGTACCAAGATATACATTACCAAGAAAGTCACCCTCAGCTAGAAAACAATCAATACCAATTAAGTAAACTGGTTCTCTGTTGATAGGAGGTTTATTTTCCATAGCTTTTTTGATAGCAAGAGCCCCTGCATTATTTTTGAATCTATATGGAGGGTTATATTCAGCTGGCTCATAAAGGTCATCTTGTAATGGAACAATCGTTTTAGACGGTGGCCACCCTTCCCTTTTCAGTTCTTCAGCTACACCTTCATCAATAAATGTAATCCAATCAACATCAGGAAAGTCTCTATAGATTGCATTGCAACCTATAGTAGTAGCTTTTCCCACAAAAATAGATAAGTCAAATCCTTCACGTGAAGGACCATTACCAACAATTACAATTGGTTTCATAATAGACCTGGAAATGCTTTTTCTACAACTGACTTGGTAATACCTTTATATTCATCAGGAAATTTCTTGTCCTTCATCCCAATCAATAGCTTAGCATCTTCTGGATCAACATTCTCAAGAATCTCTATAAACAATTGTTCTTTTCTAGCCTGTTGAAGGCCAGGGTTACCTCCATCAGTAAACAAATACAAACGACGAGTCTCAGCAAACAAGACATTTTCTTGATCTACTAAACTGTTTGGTTTGTAAGGAGGAGAGCCTTCTGGTAGTTGATTAAAAGTAACTTTTTCACTAAAAGTATACTTTAATACTTTACGCAAGGTAGCCGTGTCATTATGAGTCAGGATACCAACACGATCTGCAACTTTCTTTTGTGCAGATGCTTTTTTTAGAATTTCACTTAACGAGCGTTTCATTTTATACCTCAAAATTCATTGATGGATTCCATCAATATGTTTAGTTTGTTGTTTACAAAATAGTTAAACATCTTAGACCTATCACCTGCTGTTTGCCCATGATACTCTGTAACGACATTATTCTTAATTTCATCAGGGAGTTTGGTTAGATCAATAAGCTGTTCATTACGGCAGTAGTTTGCATACCATGATGCAGCATAAAGAAGCTCACCTTCCTCAAGGTCTGCATTTATTTCATCTATCTTCTTTTGTCGGAGAGGTGTTTGGCGACCTGATGCAACGAATACATCATCTTTACTCATTACATTCGGGATACCGTCACCTCGATCTCCTTTCAAAATATGTTCACGAAGATATTTATCTGGGTTACCACGAACCCATTTGCTTTGTACTGGTGACCATTGTGATGTATCCCCATATCGATGTAGTTGAATAAAGTCCTTATCACCTGAAATAATAATACAAGGCTCATATTCAAACCCACCTTCTAGAGGACTTGAATGATATTTCACTAGAACATAAATGATATCATCAGCTTCTGCACGATCAACTTGCACTACTTTATAAGGAAAGTAGTCTCGAAGTTCTTGCTTAACAGTCTCAAGACAATCAAAGATCAACTTCCAGTCATAATCAGAAGCTGCTCTGTCGCTCTTTCTATTTGCTTTGTAGTAAGGAAAGATTTCTTTTCGCCAGTAGTGTCTATCGTCACAACAGATAACCACATCACCGTACTTTTCTTTGAACTCTTTATTGTAGTGTCGGATTCCATTCAGAATCATATGACGTACTAAATCAATATTAAGATTACCATCAAAGTTTCGGCTGTTTAGTTGTCCCATAATGCTACTAATAGCAACTTGGGAGTAGTCAATCAATATAGCCATAATAAATTAGTCCAATACTTCCTCATCTTGCCATTCAGGATTGAAGGCATATTCACCATCTGGACTATCCTGCATTTTGTAATTTTTGTCAACAAAATCATGCACTGGATGATCCAGATTCATTGTTTTATACATTAAAGAACGGAACGAATCAACAATTAATGTTACATCCTTAACATAATCTTCTTTTGTAATGTCAAAACCCATACGATAAACCATTCCAATTGCTTCTGTCGAAACGTATTCTAATGCTTCTTCAATTTTGAGGATTTTCTCACGTAGTAGTCGTGCTTCCCTCTCTTCGTTAGAAAGTTCGGGGTGGGACATACTCATCTGTTTTGACGGAAACTTGATAATGTTCGTCATGCCATTATTTATGGGTTTATTGTCCATGATATCTTCTTATCTTGATATTCTCCATAAAAATCATCAATCCAGTCTCCATGTTTTAAATACCACTCACAGTGGCGAATATATGCTTGAATGCTTGCAACTTCTGCAATAGCACCCTTTTGATTATGCCTCAAAGCGCTGCGTGCAGGGCCCAAAAGCTCTTTTTGTGTTTTTATCCATGAACGAACATTCTTTAGAGATAACATATGATCATCTGGAAGCGCATAAACATCCGGATGGACATTCTGTGGTGGACCTGCTTCAGCAAGTCTTTTTTCTCTAGCTTTGGCAAGACGTTCAATAGCAGCTTGGCGCTGCTCTTCTGACATCTTTCTTTTCTTTTTACCTGTATTTTTCACGATCTAATGGATTCCTATGCTTATCAACAATCTTTACTAATAATTTAGGCATTCTCCATTTTCTCGGTAAATGGCCCTGCATCCCATCTAGCATATCATGTCTTGTATAACCTCTATCCTTCCAATATCTAACTTCATTAATCACGCTGCCATTGATATTGTATTGAATAAAGGGTCTTACTTGCTTTCCTCTAATCATTATTGAAATTGATTTATCTTCTAGAAGTTCAACTGTATGAAAATCATCCTTCTTCATTCTACCTATAGAAAGTGCTCGTCTGATTTTACTACTACCGTCATTAAAATGTTCTTTGTAACCACCATAAAGAATTATACTACTAAAGGGCCACAGATGATTATGAAAGCCTCCATCATACTCCCAATAGATCACATTAATAACAAATCTTCTAGTAATTAGAGGATAAAACCGATACAGTTTAAGTTGTCCATCCTTGCCTGTCATAGACTCATAGACAAACCAATCCTTCAACCATTCAACAAACTTGTCACTTCTTTTCATCTTCAAAAACTTTGAGGTTGGATCGTAGTGCCATTAACAAATCAAAAGCAGCACCTTCTCCTACTTCATTTTCAAGTAGTTGAATGATCTGTGACATTTCATTATATGCTCTAAGTTTATCATACTTTGACCATGATGCTAGAATAGTCTCAACACGGTCAGCATCTCGTTCAATTTCATCCATTATCAAAGTTTCTTCTCTAATATGTTCACTCACTGTGATAGACCTTTCAACAATCCTTCCCATTGCATAGCACGCATTCTCCAATCATAAAATAGATCCGTATATGCTTTCTGATTGTATAATGTTTGTTGTACTTCAGGATTCATTACTGTTTCAATTGCATTATTCAACATACCAGCAAACATCTGAGCATGAGTATTGACATCTTCATTATAATTATACATGTATGCAAAGTTTGCACAAGTTTCTGGCAATGCTCCTAATGAGCTTGTAACAATGAGACATCCAGCACTCATAGCTTCAATAGCAGCAATACATGAAGTCTCAGGCCAGATATTTGGATACGCAAAGATGTGAGCTTTTTTCAATGCAGCACGAACGACATTGTTAGGTTGGAAACCATGATATGTGATGCCTTTATGTGCTTCCAAAGCAGCAAATAATTCTTTATATGGCTCATCACGTTGAGGCCACCCATACGCTTCAAAAGAGCTGAATACGTCCAGATGAACCTTATCACCAAACTTCTCATAGATCTTCTCATACACAGGATATAGGAGTTCTAGCCCACGATGAGGAGTAGTATGATAGATCAAATTAATCACACCATCATTAGGCTTTTCATGCATCTCAATTGGGTTGATAGCATTTTGCAATACTACGCATTTTGAAGGAGGAATGGCATGCGCCATCATATAAGAGTCTTTTTGATGGTGTGATACGAACACAATGCGTTCAAACTTCTTCCATCCTTCGTTACTCAAATGAGCACTCTCTGGATCATTCCACGTATCGTGGCACCATAGAATTGGAATCTTATTTGGATCAATATCGCGAACACGAGATGGAATTATTTGAAACTTAGATAGAAGTTCAGCTGGAACCCTTTGAGCTAGTTCCAGTTGCATCATCTCAGTACCACCTTGAGCTTTGACATTGAGCTCATTCTTTTCAACTGCACCAGAGCTAAGTGTAAATTCACCCTCATCAGCAACTGCTGCATTATCATCAACAATATTTAAACCCATTAAAAATCTCCAATCATTTCTAATAATTGTTTATAACCACCGACATGATTGTTACCTACAATAATATATGGTACAGTTTTTACGTCAGGGAATTTTTCAATAAACTCTTCTCGAGTCAAATCTTTACCAAGTTCGAACTCGGAATAACTAAACCCTTTGGCTGACAAAAGGTCTTTTGCCTGAACGCAAAATGGGCAATCAGGCTTCGTAAACACTCTAATGTATGGTTGATTGTTCATTTGATAATAAACCCTCCCCCAGGTGCTCCGATGTACTGTTTGGCTTCAACACGAATAAACCGTTTGTTTGTTTCATTTTTGTTTGGATTGGGTACTGTCAGCATTACTCGCTTACCAGCCTTCCAGGCTTTTATCTGATTCAAGTTACGATCCAACGATTCCATGTAAGCTCGACGCTGCAGCTTTCGTGTGGCTTTGCTTACGTTTGATCTTTGACCTTTAGATGTTTGTGAGTCTCTCGACCGTTTCTTTCCCATTATAGTTCCCTATTAGATTGTTCTCTTTTATAGTCTTTAATCAGTTCTTCCATACAAACAATTGCACAGTTCAAACTAAAAATTTGTGCATCTATCCAATGATCTTTTAGAGTGCTATAATTTTCTTCATGTTCATCAATACAATCATTCCAATATTGTATTAACTCTTCATATACAGCTAGTCTTATTTTATCATTGATAGCAGTCATTTTTATATAATAATCTCTATTTACTTTAAGGTCAACATCAAAATATATTTGAATGTACATTATTTTTAGCTGCTAGAATAGGATCAGAGATAAAGTCAAACATTAAAATTGTTCTCTCCTTGTCAGTAGCGTTTCCTGCCCAATGCAATGGTGCATCATCAAAATAATACACATCGCCATTTTTTTGAATTTTTATATGTGTTTTGGATACATCTTTTGTATCTTGAACCATCAATCTACATTTATTACCTTCAGGAATATCAATACACACATGAGTTCTCATTACACCAATATCAGCACCCATATGGGGCATAATTTGACATCCTGGTTCCATTGTCATAAAGCCAGCTGTTGTAACTATGGGCGGTAGTTGTTTAAATAAACTAATAGTCAAAGGAAATCTTTTTTCAATATCATCAGTTAGTTTCTTTCTGTCGAAGATGCCAGAGCCACCCCAATAACTTATTCCTTTTCGTTTGATATAATTATTTCTACGTGATGATTGTACTTTAGCAATCCCATCAGCGGCATTTGCACCAGCTACATTCCAAACCAAATATTTAGGTTGGTCGCGTAATTGTTTAGTTGGATTCATTGGAAAGGGAACCAGATAACTTAAAGATGAATCGCCTCTGGTAAGCCATTCTTCTCTAACTTCTTCCCACCTATCAACAAAAGGATTTTCAAACGGAAAGTCTGTTCTAAAAATCGAGGACATTAAGATAACCAAACCGATGACAAAACTCTTCATTAGCTCTGTTGATACGAACTCTAAGATCACCAGGAATAGGCGATTGATCGTTTCCTACACCAATTTTTGAAGGACCTTGCCTTGCAATTTCTTTCCAATCAGCATCTTCATTGTCTTGTCTAAGAAACTGACAAAAGTCAGACGCAAGATATTCCATTCGACCTATTCTGATCTTTTCATACCTACCGATGTAGTGATAGTAGTAATCAACAACAGCATTTGGATTGTCTGCAACATTATTCATAAATGTTTCATAGTCTTCAGATTGACACTCTTCTTCCATACGGATATATGTTTGCCAATTAAACTTATGACCAAACTTATTTGCTTTTTTCTTCGCTCTATGATGCCATAAAGAATGGGCAAAAGTTGCCGGCTCTCTTACAAAAGCAAAAGGCATACGACCTTTTTCGTCTGGTGAGTCATGGGCATCATAAATTGGATCACCTGAATACTCATAACTACGAACATGAGACTCAATCATCTGCTTTACCCAACGGCCGCCGCATTTTGGAATATGAATGAACACACTATTCTTTAAATAGATCGCCATTAAATTTCCTTTGAAACAAATAGAAAATCACCATCATGTTGTTGAATCATTGCTTCATCAGATGCAATGTTTACACCATCGATAGTTCCATTGACTTGTTGAAGTCCGACACCGCGGACATTATAGAATGCTTTATAGTCTCGGTCAAAGAACCAATCGAATGTTGCAGAAACAGGGCCCTGGTTGAACTTAGGATAAATCTCAACCATACATACAGGACGATCCCTTTCAATAGTTTCCCGGCCACCATTGAGTACCGCAAGCTCGTGCCCTTCAACATCAACCTTGATAAATCCAACATCAGATAGGTCTTGGGCATCGATTGTTGTGACTGGAACCTCAATGGGTTGACCACCAACTAGATCAGTAAAGCCACTATTTGAAAGACGTTTGTCATCGACATAGAACGTCGTGAAGCCTACCTCTTCGCCTACAGCTAGTCGATACGTTGATACGTTGTCAAACCGTTCTTTAACTTTCTCTAACTGTTTATATACGGCTGGAACTGCTTCGTACGAATGAACCCTTGCAGCTTTTTGTGCCCAGAATGTGGTATACATTCCAACAGCTGCACCAATATCCATTGCATTTTTCATTGGATCAATGAACTTTGCAGTTTGACCTAACATAAATTCTTTGCTGTGTAGATTGTAAATTTCTTGATTGAATACGCGGCGATTCAATACTTCTTGTGATAAATCCATTTTATTATTTCATCAATACTTGTAATGCAACTCTTGTTCCAGTATTACAGATACCACCTCTATGGATACCTGCGCCTGGATCAAAAAGAATAGCAGTACCTGTTTCGCCCTCAATCTTCCATTCTGCAGCTAATAATGCATCAGACATTTCTGATCCATCTTCTAAAATACGTCCAAAATTGTGGGATACTCTTAGCTTAGAGGGAAGTCTAAAAATACCTTTACGTTTGATTGGATCATCACAATAACTACCTGTTGAGATGGCTCGACCTAATAAGTTTTGTAATGGATCGTGAACCCATCTATTAGATCCAGGAATATATGAAAATGGTCCTGTATCTTTATCTACATCTTCAAGATAGATCATCGATTTGATAACATCTTCTTTTGGATCAATATGCATACATGTTGTTTTTGGAACGCTCTGACAATCATATAGAAATTGTTTGTAATTCTGATCTGTTGGCTTTGCAATGTGTAGTACTACGTTTGCAATTTTCATTTGCCTTTGATTATAAGCTGATGCAGCTTCAATGAAACCATTTTGTTCATATAATGCTTGTACCTCTGAAATAATATTTGGTCCAAGTTGTGCAGCTCTGTCAAAGGTTCCAGGTGGTGGTCTCCAATCCGCAACATCTAATAATCTCTGTATATCTTGTTGAAGTTTGATTTTTAAACGATCAACATTTACTTTACCAACATGAACACCTTGTGTATACAAATCACTAAATGGTGCTGAATCTATTTGTTGACTATTTTTTTCAAATGTTTGATAGAAGCTGAAAAAATGTTTTAATCTTTCCATCCAAATTTGACCATGATTAATTTCACCTGGCGTGACATTAATCCGATCAAAAATCTTCATATCTTCTTCATTTTCAATATCTAACTTTCCAATTTCTTTTATTGAACGAGTGAAAAGTTCACCTAGAAAGGCTTCAAAACTAGTCCAATCATTCTGTTCAATAAATTTGTATAAATTGGATATGTCGGCTTCTTCATCAAATCTCCATTCACTCTTCACATCTGAGTACTGAGCAATGTCAGGAAATTCAAAACCATGGTCCATAATAGGATTATCAAAACGCATTGTATACTACCTTATTGTTATATGTTGAGGGACTAACCATGGTCCCTCACGAGTCTATTTATGGCGACCAACCCAATATCAGAAACCTTCCGCAATCCGAATGGTTCCGTCAGTGTTGAGCAACATAAACTGCTCATCAGATTTGAGACCCTTCAAAATCCGATAGATTATAACATCGCGATCAGTGAACTCGATGTTTTCAAAGCCTTCTTTCAATTTGAAGACTTTGAAGTTGAAGTCTTGTTCTTTAGACATTTGCACTTTCCAAATATGTCACAACAGTTTCCGGTGAAGTCTCACCATAAGGGTCATCCCCATGATTATCTTCACGGCCTGGCTCTTCGAACCATTTCTCAATCACACCATCTGTAACAACCATTGCATAACGCCATGAACGATAACCAAAGCCAAGATTGTCTTTGTCAACAAGCATACCAAGTTGACGAGTCAATGTTCCAGAGCCATCTGGAATAACTTTGACGTTTTGCAAACCTTGGTCTTTCGCCCAGCAGTTCATTACGAATGCATCATTAACTGATACACATGAGATTGTATCAACACCAAGATCAGCCAAACGACCTTGTCCAGATTCTCCAGGTTCTTTGCTTAATGCTTCAAAACCAGGAAGCTGATATGTTGAACAAGTAGGTGTGAATGCACCTGGTAGGGAGAAGATCACATGACGACCTTTACCCCATAGTTCTTCAGTAGTTACATCCTGCCAACGAAATGGATTAGGACCTCCTACTGACTCGTCCCGCACGCGAGTTTTAAAAGTAACTGCGGGAAGTTTTACGCCTTCTTTCATATTATACTCCTTTATTTAATCATCATTAATATCATTCAAGTCAACAGGATTTATTGCTTCAACAACACTAACTATTTCATCATCAGTGTAATCATTAATGTTATTCCATTGACGGGCGGTGGGGTTCAACCCCCACCTTGTCAACATATCTTTAAGCAGCGTGAGCATATTCCATTGCCTTATCGAGTGCTTTCAGTTTACGAGTCTGGTTCTGACCAAACCAAGCTGACTGCATGCGTGCATCATTGCTACGACCTACAACATGATCTGTTGTATATGTTACAGCGTTGAATGCTGACCACCATGAACCCTCAGCAAACTCTGCACCAGGCTGTGTATGAACAACATCCAAAGCAGCCTTAGCAGTCTTTGAAATTGCACTTGGATCTTTAGCTTTAGTGTTTGTGTTAGGGAACACCTGCATCATAAACTCGGTAAGAGCCTGTTCAGTGTAACGCTTAGAACCAAGAAACTCAGCAGCTTGTTTGTATGAAGCAAGCTGATCAGTAGCAACACCTAACAACTGCTTGACAGCGTCTGCATCAAATGATGTACGGTGTGTAAGACGTACACCTTTACCATTAGCGCCTTGCAGAGCCATGTTTAAAGTATTATTACATACTACACGAATAGGTGTGAAGCTGACGGTTACAGAAGAACCAAACTTGTGAGGGTTAGAGAACATCAGATAGCTCTCGACATTATCACCATTGAATAATTCAAAGCCATCATTGACTTTAGCAAGTGCCCAAGTCAGTTTGCCTTCTTGCAATGATCCTGCTGTGTGCATTTTCATATCGCCATTCATAACAAAGTCATTGAAGAAGTCGAATGCTTCTGCATTTTGTACAGGCTCCCAGCCTTTACCAACCATGTCAAGTACTTTGCCATCAGAATCGCGTACAAGAACTTCCTTACCAGGAATATTTTGTACATCACCATTATGACGGAAGAATGCAGGCTGCTTAGATACAGTCCAATCAAGACCAGCCTT